GCAATTTCAATACAGAAAATCAGAATGTGACATCTCTTACTTTTGGAGGATCTGCTGGTTCAGCTGCAAGTGATTCAAAATTTTCTTCAGGAACAGCCTCTGCTATTTCCATCGGGGGTACACTTGCTCTTCAAAATTGTATTATATCATCTAGTAATACAAATGCTGTAACAGGAGCGGGTTCTGTTTCTTTTGGAAATTTACTATTAGGGACACCAGGAACAATAAATGTAACCACTCAAGCTCCAATTATTAGATCCAATGATGCTGTTCAAATTAAAACTCCTGGAGCTTATCCTTATACAACAGTTCCTCAAGATGGAGTCATTTTAGTAGATACTGCATCTGCTAGAACAATTACTCCATTAGCATCTCCTTCACCTGGTCAAAGACATATTATCAAAGATAACGTTGGATCTGCTGGTACTAATAATATTACAGTCACTCCTAGTGGTAAAAACATCGATGGGGCTGCTTCTTTTGTTATAACAAATAATTATGGAAGCATTACCATTATATATAATGGTGTTCAGTGGATTATTGTGTGATGATTCCTTCAGAAAGAAATAATTAAAATTATATAAGGTCTAATATGGCGTACAACCCAATAAAAAAAATCGGTTCAGTAGTTACTCAAACATTTACTGCTACAGGAACTTATACTCCAACAGCCGGAATGATATATTGCATTATTGAAGTTGTAGGAAGTGGTGGGGGTGGAGGTGCATGTAATTTTAATGCTGCTATTAACCAAGGAAGTGGTGGTGGTGGTTCAGGTGGTTATGCAAAAGCTTTATATACTGCTGCACAAATCGGTGCTTCTCAAGCCGTTACTATTGCAGCTGCAGGAGCTGGTGGAGCTGCTGGTAACAATATAGGGGCAACAGGTGGTACGGTTAGTGTAGGAGCTCTAATTTCTGCTACCGGTGGTGTCGGTGGACAACCTAGTAATACTGGAGGTATAAGCCCAGTAATTTTAGGAGGAGCCGGAGGGACTGGAACAGTAAGTTCTGGAACTTTTATTATTGCATCTCAAGGTCAATATGGAATGGGTGGATATCCAGGAAATGGAGTATTTTCTATAGTTGGAGGTGGAGCTTCATCAAGATTTGGAGGCGGTGCTAACCCTCCTACAGCTCAAGATTCAGTAGGAAATAATGCGACTGGTTATGGATCTGGAGGAAGTGGTAGTTATGGATTTGCAGCAAGTCAAGCTGGTGGAAATGGAAGTAAAGGAATTGTTTTAATTACAGAATATATTAACAATTAGTGATTTTACATTTTGTCTTTGAGTATAGGGTCATAGATTTCATTCATTCCAATTTCTAAATTTATTAGGTCTTGAACTCCTGATCCCCAATTAATTCGTCTAGAAACCTTTTCATGCATAAAAAAATCTCGATCTCTTGACCAATAATGATTAATTCTAAAGATATCTACCGAATTTTGCGTGTCAAAAGCAGGAAATTGAACGTAAAATTCATGAGGGTGAGGGCATCCTGTTACATATTTTGGTTGGACTATTAGCTTTACAAATGTATTCCAATGATGATCATCTCTTGCTCGATGGGTTAGATAATTGACAATCTTTTCACCATCATTAATCTTTTCAACACTTGAAGTTCCATAGCATCTCCAATACACTTTGATAGATGCAAATGATAAATAATCTCTTAAAATGTCATTAAGATAATTATTTGGACAGAAAAGAAATTCATCAGTATCAAGGAAAGCACACCATGTGTCCGAATATCTGATTCTTTCAATACAATCCATATAGGCATTCACCTGAATTTGATTCCAATCACTTTGTGCTATATGAGAGAAATTCCAAGGAATTAATGTAACAATATTTTCTTCAATGTATGGTTTTAGAATACTTTCAGGGCAATCTTTAGAATCATTGTTGTATAAATAAAAATGATCAACACCCTGTTTTTTATGAAACTCGATCCATTCAGGGATATATTTAGCATCATTTTTGAAAATACAGCAGATCGAAAGTTCATGAGATTGGAGATGAGAAAAAACACAAAGATAGATTAAAAAAAAATATTTCATTTCAAATCCCGATTTGAACGTAAGATGCTTATAGAAACCGCTTAAGATATCAAGATTAAGATTATTATCATGGAATAATTTCATATTCTCATGTAGGATTGAGAAAAAGTCTGGTTAAAATATGACATCTTCTCAATCAAATGGTCCTTTAGCTAATTCACTCTATAGTCAAACAACGGGAACAACCAGTTCTGATGCTTTCATCACGCTTATTACTGACCGCGATCCTACAACTGGTGATGTCAATTATCCCATCACAAAAAGATGGTTAAATACAAATCTAAATAAAGAATTCATTCTTGCAAGTTTTTCTTGTATTTCAGGAGTTACTACAGCTAATTGGATTAACTTTACAGGTACAGGTACACCTATAGAAGAAATTATTGTACCTTCTGGAACATCGCCTATCTTACCAAATATAAGCGGGGCAGTGACTTATACGTCAACAGATGGATCAATTTTAATCAATGGTTCAGGTGCAAATACAATAAATTTCGGTGTAAATAATGTTCCTGTGTCATTCTTACCATCATTATTTTTTGGAAATGCTAATACGGGAATGACATTTGCATTACAAGAAGGAACCTATCTTCAGATTGGAAAACTTGTTTATGTTTATGGAAATATTATATTATCAAATAAGGGTTCTGCTACAGGGAAAGCAACAATTAAAGGTACACCATCATTACCAGCTAACAGTAGTACTATCACCTCTACAATATCTGTTCACATGGATTCTGGTATTACTCTTGATGTAAATTTCACAAGCCTATTTGGATTTATGTCTACAAATTCTCTTGCTATTCAAATTTGGGAACAAGGTTCCGGTCAAACATCATTTCAACTTAATGAAACATATTTTTCAAACACAACAGCTATTGAATTTTCTGGTACGTATTTAACGAATTAATAATTTATTCCTAGTTGATCCTGAGCCAAGTCTATTTCTCGAAGAAGACTATGGACATTATCAGGATAATCACTTTCATGATGCTGTCGATAAATGAAACTTGCATGCAATAACCCTTCGGTTCTTCCGAGGTAGTAAGCTTGCCAGTATATTTCAGGATATTGCTGACGAATGTCATTAGTTTTATGAGCTTCATTTAGAAAATCAAGATTACAATCATCGCAGGCTGACGCAATAGCAGCCATAGAAACAATACAAAGAGTTAGGATTTTTCTCACTTATCTATCTTTTTTTTGATTAAGTCTAAATTTTGATATTTATACAACTAAGCGGCCCTTACAGATGTGAAGTTTTAAAACTTGCAACTCATGACTAATTTCTTGAACAGTCTTCGTCAGCTCTGCATTTTTTGCGTATAAAGAACGTCTTGTTTTTTCCCATTCATTCTTTATTTTACTGATTTCATATTTAGGATCAACTGTATTTTCAAAGAGGTCTAACTGCATCATACTTAAGTCTCCGGCGGTGTGGAATTGGCCACACAATTCCAGAACTCCAAATATTTTTCAAGCATTTTACTTATAAACTTCTCGTCTCTTTCTTCAATTATGGTTATACCTTCCTGACCGTCAAAGCTATAGTAAAAAATCATCTCTAAACCTGAGATATACATTTGATGCTGAAGTTGACATTTATAGTAATCAGGGATCACATTATTTTTGGCTAAACGGTGGCTTGATCGTCCACATTTGATTTCAATAATTGTTTTCCTATCTTCACTGACGCCATCAAATGAAGCACTGATGAATGGCATAATTTCGCATTCTGCGACCATTGGTTTAACTTTAATGCCAGTCTGCAACTCAAAGCATGCCCTGGCTAATGGTTCAAGTTCCACGCCCCTTTGCATGTTCGCATTCATTGGCTCCATCCACCCGAGCACTTTTTCTTCCCACACTTTTAGGGGCGTCTTGTATATCGATAGACCAAGAATGGCAGCGCTCTCGCTTGCTCCAATATGAAGCCGTCGGAATTCGTGCCACTGTGTCGATCCCTGTAAAAGTTCTATAATCTTCATTTGAGTCCTTAAGTAGCATTTTAAACATGAGTTATTCCTTTGTTGCGACTTCCGAGTTCTTTCTCATTCCGTCTAAGATTTTTTCATATTCATCGATTTTAACTTCATTCCAGTTTGCTATCCCTTTTTTATTAAGATAGTTTTTTAAAATCTTAAGGTATTCTGGAGAACAGTTACTTTCTAATTCAATAAGAATTTTAGCTTTATCTTTTGAGATACATGCGACTTCCGGTTCTTTCGGTTTAGTTTTGTTTTCTTTAGGCATCGCACCTTCTCCATCATCATCGTCTTGAGAAATGCCACATATTGCAGAAAGGCTATACCTTCTTGCGTAGCTCAATCCCGATCCAATTCCTTGGGCATCATTTTTTGCGGTAACCACGGGCATTGTAGATCGAATCCACTGGCCTGACGAATGCAATAACAAAGTATTCAATACAAGCTTTTCATTTACAGTGTCCATCGTTTGAACAACTGACAGTCCATTTTTACTCAAAGGTGCACGGCACGCAGCCCATACAGCATTTAAATCTGCATAACGTGACTTAAAATGAGGATTTAAAGAATCCTTTATAGCTGGTTCCATTTCACCTTGGCACTTGGATAACGAGATTGCTAAATCTGCTATGTTTTCTGATTGATTCATATGTCCTCACTTGGGTTAAAAAAATCTTCTTCTTCTCTTAATCTCACTACAAACTCTGAAAAGTTCTCAAAGATAGCAGCTATTTGTGAATTAGATAGGCTATCCAAAGCTTCTTTTCTTACTTTTTCCATATATTCTTGTAACATGACTATTCTTTCGTTTTCCTCTCGTAAATAACTGTCATCCATTTGAAGATAAAAGCTCACGCTACACCTCCTACTAAATAACTAGTTATGTCTCTTAACTCATCCGATGTTCTTTTCATTTCCCAATTTAGTTGTTCAATTCTGTAACACAGATCCCATCCAAACTTCTTTTCATTGTCTGCCATCAAAGACAATGTATTGCATAGCTTATCTGTAGTTTCTATTAATTGTTCCATTTCGTTCATATTGACTCCTTTTTATGTTATATCTAGCTTTCTCTACAAGCTGTCCGGCTTGGTGACCGGATCGACAGCGAGCTACTTGCTTTGATAACCGCAACTATATCACATGCATCAATTAATACGCAACATTTATAAATTACCGACGTCAAAAAAGATCCGTTTGCATTAAAACTAAGAAATGTGTAACATACTAGAATACAAGGAGAGTGTGTATGAATTTGAGAGATTATTTGCATTTTAACAGGATGACTGCCAGTTCTTTAGCAAAAAAATTAAACATTAGTCCGAATCATTTAAGAAGTATATGCCGCGGTGATTTAAGATGTGGATTTGAACTTGCGACTAAGATTGAAATTATAACAGGTGGTCATGTCACCGTTAAGGAACTAAGAGAGAAAAATGATTGATATTTTAAGAAAGGTGTTTGGCAAAGAAAAAACAGAAGAACAGATCATGATAGATCTTTCTAAGGATATTCAATCCATTATGTTGGGCAAACCAATTGAATGTTGTTTAGGGATCTTGTCTTTAGAAATGGCTGTTATTTTATTTCGTTTCCAAGAAATGGATCCAAATATTGCGGATTACACCTTTAAAAGAATAAAAAATATGGTTAATTCTTTAGAAAAAAAGAGGATTTCGACAGTTTCATGAAGAAATTGTTAAGAGATGCAAAATAAATCATCCTAGTGTTTAAGTCAATCCTCAGCGGAAACAGCTTAGCTTAGGGGGATTGCGCAAAACAGCGGATTTTTCTAGAAAATTATTATACGTTAGGAATAAATTCGAAAGCATTAAATAGAAAAGCCCAGCTTGTTGGCCGGGCTCTTCGGAGACTCAAAACATAAAATTAAATCGTCGTGATCTAATTTTATGAGTCTCCTGAGTTTTAATCAACACAAACTTAAGGAGGATCGTGTCTAATTTACATTCAGATACTTACAATTCATTTTTAAATTTCGGCGGTATTTCATGACCGTCTGTAGAACACATAGAACTAACAACTTTTTCATTATTTCTAATGTAACCGCTCAAAACCCAGATCTATCTTTTGAAGCTTTAGGAATGCTTACCTATTGTCTATCAATGCCCCCTAATTGGGAATTTCATCCAAAGACATTATGGAAACAAAGAGATTGCGGAAGAGATAAGATTTATAAAAAATTTAATGAATTAATAAAAAACTATCATTGCATAAGAATTCGGTTGCCTAATCCTAAATTTCCTAATCTTCCTGGTGAAATTGAATATGAATTTTATGATGACGTCAATGACTGTAAACATCGAATTAAAGAGTTGGAAAAAACTAAATTATCCTTTGAGCACGGAGGTAATTTAAAATTAAGTTTACGCAATCCTGAAAAGCAGGATCCCACAGAAAAGGATCCTGTAAACCAGGTCATTATAAAAGACACTCTTTATACAAATAACAATAACAATATAAATTGCGCCGACAAAGTCGTCGCTCCAGTTAAGAAGAAACCTAAAGAAAAAAAAGAAAAAACTCCCACCAATATTCGATTAGATCATGACATTCCCGAGCTACGCATAGAAACTTCAGACGAAGATCATCATAAATTAGTCGCTAAGTTCGGAAATAGTTTTACTCAAGAGTGTTATAACTATTTACAGCAATGGAAAATATCTAAATGGGAATCTGATCCCAAGCCTTTTCCCTCTCATACCGATTATTTCCGGATTATAAAATGGGTGTCTAAAGAAATAAAAAAATTAGAAGAAAGACCAACGACTAAGAAAAGTAATCTTGAAAAAGTAAAAGAAAAATTTAAACATTACGGAGTTTATAACGGTGCGACATGTTACATAACCGAGGATGCTATAGCTTTTGAGAGAGGAATTAATAATATATCTGTAAAATTTAAGGAATTAGGATTCGATGATCAGTTTTCGAATATGCTTATAAAATTCAACATAAAAATTTAAGGAGAAAAGTATGGAATTTGAAGATATAGAAATTTTAATAGATAAATTACAGGATCATTTAAATTATTCTCTGACTAGTTGTCATGAAATTTTGAATGGTGTAGGTGAAGAAAATCAGACACAGAGAACCGCTTCTGAATTAATATGTCTTCAATATTGGCTTCATAAGGAAATTGAAATGGCAATAGATAATAGTGATTTAAAACACCTAGAGAGAATTGCTTCCCTCTAGGAACCATATTAAGGAGACTGGTGTATGAAATCAGTCGCTTAATGAATATCAAATATTTGATTTATAACGCAATAAAAAAGACCGCTAAAGGTTCATCTCTTTAGCGGTCTAACCATAACACATAGGAGTCCACATAATGAACGGTTAAGATATAACTTAATTTGAAATTAAAGGACAACAGAAATGGTAACTGCCGGTCAATTCACTGGACGTGTTAGCCCTGAAAGAAGGGCAGTAATAATAAAAATGTACGCACAAGGAATTTCACAGCAGCAGATAGCAGATAGAATGAGAACATCAAGGACTACTGTATCGAGCATTATTAAACGAAGCAAAGAATGAGAAAAAAACAATATTATTCTGATGAAGAAAAAGAAAAGATTAATCAAAAAATATTGAAGCATCAAGATAATTTAGGAAAATTAAAAGAGAAGCAAGTTGACTATGAAACTTATGATGAAGCTCTTATAAATTATTTACCTGTACATCAAAGAGAATATGCAAAAGGTCCTAATTACATATTTTTATTAGTGCAATTTAAATTATTTTTAGAAAAATTAAATTTTCATGAGAATAGACAAGCATTAAAATTAGCCAAAGAAAATTTCGATAATTACTGCGAAACAATGATACAGGAAAAAATATGCTTACATGCACATTCATCAAAATAGACGATACAATTTACAATGCAAATTTAATTGAGCTAATATCTTTGGTTGACCTACCAGATCATCTACCTTTTATACAAAATGATATTTATATAAAAATATTAATAATTTTTATACCTGAAGCAGACCTTAAGCCTAAAAGTGGCTATACGTATTTTCATGAAATAGGACAAATTTTTTATGATTGGAAAAATAAAAAAAATAATTTTTTTGAAATTACTATTCTGAACGAAGATGAAATAAAGGATAAATAAATGATTGAAATATTGAAATTAGAAATGGTGAACAAAGGTTCATTGATCGCAAAATTCACGGTGAAGGTTCAGAAATGGGGTGGGTTCTTAATCAAAGAATGCACTTTATTCGATGCCAATGGAAAGAAATGGATTACACTTCCATCTAGGCAATATGAAGCTGAAGGAAAGAAGAAGTATTTCTCTTATGTTGGCTTTGAAGATAGAAGTATGGATGATATGTTTAAAGAAAGAGTGTTGAAGGCTGTTGAAGAACAAATAAGTAAACTAGTCACTGTACCTGAAACTCAACCAACAGAAGAACCACAATATCCTTTTTGAAAAAATAAAGAAGAGATTTCAACCTCTCCTTTATTCCATTGTTTTCTGGAGGAAACATATGCGATGTTTCAGTTTTACTATACTTGAATCACGCAATTTGTTAAAGATTTAAATATGAATAATTTTGAAAGCTACATTATTCCCGTAAGGATTGAGAGTGAAGGGAATAAGATGGAACATTGGACCAAAAAACATAAAAGAAAAAAAGCTCAAAAGACAGCAATAAAATACATGATTTTCAATACTAAAATTTCTCCTCCATGCACCGTAACACTTACAAGAATTGCTCCTCGATCATTGGATGATCATGATAATCTTAGGACAGCTTTAAAATTGGCTGTTGATACTGTAGCGGATCAATTAATTCCAGGACTAAAAGCTGGAAGAGCAGATGGATCTAAAGAAATAAGTTGGATATTTAAACAAGAACGTGGGGCTGTCAGAGAATATGCCCTCAAAATAGAACTTCAGGAAGGACAAATAGTATGATTTGCAATTCAGTAAAAATGAATTTTACATCAATAAATGCGTCAGACAGAAAAAAAGTATCAATTATGACAAACCAATGGAATAGATTTTTAAGTGAACGAAGAAAGAAGACATTTGAGTTCGGAACAGGTCCTAATTGGTTGACAATGAATGGTCGAGAGTATATGCTGAGCGAATGTTTGAACTTATTAAATAAGCTTATTAGGACAGATGATGAATAAATTAGAACTTACGTCGGAACAGATAATTAATTTGATTTTCGAAAAAAAAATATCTAGTGGAGATTACAGTATTTCTGCTAAAGATAGTTGTCTAACGATATTGGCCGAACTCGATACAAGGTTGAATGATGGAAAGTTCTTTAATAGAAAAAATACAAACGTTTGTGGACCAGATTCACCTAAGAAAGATGTGTACCGACGACAATCTTCTTATGAAAGAGCATAGTCGAGAAGATGAAAAAAAATTGATTCTTAAATCAGAGATATACGAAGAAATCCTAAATGAAATGGAAGAAATCTTTGAAATGTATCTCGATTACGAATGGGACGAAGATGAATAAATTTATGCAGGCCTTCATATTTTCTATATCAGCTTGGGTTATTTCTTTAGGAGGCTCATATTTTCTCCTTACATCTCTCACAGCTTGCACGTATTCCGTTACGAATGTACACACTCAAGGTAAAGCATCTGACGTTGTAGATGAAGAAGAAGAAGCGAGTGCACATATTGCACCGACTGTGTCTATACCAGCCATATAAGGAGAACTTATGGATTTAGTAAATTCGCTTTGTATTTTTTTTGGCGGGCTTGTTTTGGGGCTTGTTTTATCATTCTTCTACTGCATCTCGCATGATTCTCCAAAACCTGGATGAAGAATGATATCATTGAAAGAGGCGATTATTTTTGGGATTATTGTGTTTGGGATAATATTGCTTTGCGAAATGATTATATATTTTTAAGGAACAAAATGGACAAAAAAATAAATAAGATTTTATCTACTGAAAAGAAAGCAGTTAAAGAGACTAAATCTCTTCTGAAGATGGACAAAAAACAAGACAAGAAAATCGATAAACTAGAGAAGAAAAATAAATGAATCCAGAATTAATCGAAAAAATTATCCAAGATATAGATTTAATTACTGAACATCTTCTGAATAAGGAAGTAGATTGCCGTCCTCATGCAACTTATATGCTAGGTAAACTTTCTTCACATCTTCAGTTCTCATTAGATTGTTTAAATTATGAGGATGATGATGATTGATATTCCACGTGAAGTTCCAAAGACAGGAGTTTGTAGCGTAATCACCGTTACGGTAAAAGATGAAGAGAAAAGACTCTCATCTAAATCTCTTATCTATGATTCTTACTGTGTACATCCAGATGATCCAGTTATAAAAGACTGTATAGCTCGAGCTCTTAAAGACTTTAATGCTGATCCAACAGATATAAGATTAAAAATTAGTCTTGAGGTGCTCTAAGTATTTCAGATACTAATAGCAATGCAGCATTCAAATCGCAATTGGTAACGAAGCTCATTTGGGCATGTATGGGTAAATTATCAAAAGATTTATTCATTTCATCAAGCATTGCTAATAATTCTTTCCTGTTTGGTTTAGTTTCTTCCATCTTACCCTGTAAAGTATAAATTTGACTCACTCGAGAAAATGAACTTTTACCATCAATCGAATATAAAACTTTTAACACAATTAAAGATTTATGTTGATCTTTTTATAAATCACTGGATAGCATAGGTTTATAACTTAACCAAGAGAATTATTATGGCATCACCAGTTGGACATGCACCCTATAATAAAAACGGCGAAGGTGGACGTCCTAAGATATATACAGATGAATTCATTGAAAAAGAAGCTATAGAGTTTGAAAAATGGATGCAACAGCCGGATAGTTTATATTTTAAGGAATTTGCTTTTTTGCGTGGTTATTCATCAAAATGCTTTAGTGAATGGGAGCAAGTTAATCAGAGGTTTTCCGAAACGATGTCAAGAGTCCGTGAGTGGCAAGAGTTTAGGATCTCAAAAGGAGCTCTTTTAAATGAGTTAAATCCAAGCTTCTCGAAGTTTTTTATGTCTAATGTATCAGGATGGTCTGAACGAACAGAATCTAAGATTAGCGGGGATTCAGTAAACCCTCTTTCTTGCTTACTTGTAAAAATAGGCGGTCAATCTAAAGAGTTGGTTGATGAGCAAGTCGAAGATTAGACAAGAAAGTTACACTGAACAAGATTTTGAATTAGCTCAAAAGAGATTATCAGATCCTTATTGGCGTATCAATAATCTATATCAAATTGTCAATAAGCAAGGTCAAAAGCTTCAGTTTAAACTCAATTGGGCTCAAGAGGAACTTTATCACAATATGTGGTATTGCAATCTCATATTAAAGGCTCGTCAGTTAGGAATTTCAACTTTCGTTTGTATCCTTTTTCTAGATAGATGCTTGTTCAATCCAAATCTTTCAGCAGGTATTATTGCTCATACGATGGAAGATGGTCAGCAGTTATTTCGTCGTATTAAATTTGCTTATGACAATTTACCAGATGATCTAAAAAATCTTATCACGGCTGATAATGATACATCTCAAATGCTTAAGTTTTCGAATGGATCATCTATTCGTGTAGGAACATCACTTCGTTCATCGACTGTTCAATATCTTCACATCTCAGAATTTGGTAAGGTTTGCGCCACATATCCAGACAAAGCAAGAGAGATTATGACTGGTTCTCTTAATACGCTTGGTGTTGGTCAATATTGTTTTATTGAATCGACTGCTGAAGGACGAGAAGGTTATTTTTACGAAATGTGTAAGCAATCACAAGCCAAACATGACGCTAAAGAGAAGCTTACTAAGTTAGATTTTAAATTTCATTTCTTCCCTTGGTGGAGAGATCCGGGTTATCGAATAGGGTCCTATCCTTCAATGTCTACTGACATGCAAGATTATTTTCTTAGACTAAAAGCTCAAGACATATATCTGGATCATGAGCAGTGCAATTGGTATGCTCTCAGATTCCAAACTCAAGGCGAAGATATGAAGAGGGAGTTTCCCTCAACGGCCGATGAGTGTTGGGAAGTATCTAATCAAGGCACCTACTATGCTAAATTCATTACTCAAGCTCGCTTGGAAAAGCGGGTATGCTTTGTGCCTTATGATGATTCTCTTCCTGTCTATACCGCTTGGGATCTTGGGTATAATGATTCAACATCTATTGTGTATTTTCAAGTTCATGGTAAAGAGATAAGACTGATTGATTATGACGAAGGTAGTGGAGAATCACTCTCTCATTGGTTGGGAATAGTCAAATCTAAACCTTATGTTTATGAAAAGCATCTTGCTCCTCACGATATTATGGTTCATGAATATTCATCTGGTATGACTCGTCAAGCTTCAGCTAGAAAAATGGGTATGACTCTTTTACCTGTTGAAAAAGTCGCGATTATTTCTGGTATTGATGCTTCTCGAAACATTTTAAATAGGTGCTGGTTTGATGAAAAGAAATGCGACAAGCTTATTCGGGCACTTGAAAACTATAAGAAAGAATGGGACGATCGGCATGGATGTTGGAGATCTAGTCCTTTACATAATTGGGCATCGCACGGCGCAGATTGTTTTCGTACACTCGCTACGGGTTTGCATTACATCACTGGAAAAAGAACTCAAGCGGAAGTTGATAGAGAAAGGTTAGAGGGAAGTCGTGATGCTTCAGGTCTTCTTCCTGGTTCTTTCCTTTATGATATCGATACTCAAGATCACTCGCGCGATCCATTTAGAGGTCAAAAAAGACCTACTTTCTAGAAGGCTTGTCATAATATTATCTTTGTTGTATCTTCTTATCTTACAGCACATTACGTCAAGGTAGGTTCATATTTCTTTTTATTTTCCGCCCTGGAACAATGCATTAGAGCCTTCACAAGGTAATGTCCGTCAGTGGCTAGATAATCTATACTCTAAATTTCAGCCGATAGAACAATCTCGATGGAATCAATCTAACATCGATACCATGTTTTATGCGGGTGCTCAAACTTTTGTTAATCGATATTTCAACTTTTCTCCCAATACTCCTTCAGGTCAGTACTATTTCAACTTGATTCAGCAGCCTGTTAATATGGTGACAGGTTACGAGAGACAGCATCGAAAGAATTTCTCTTACATCCCAACTGAGGGTGCTGATCCTAAAACGACCGACCAATATACAAAGCTAATCACATCTGTTGCAAATCAAGGCGCTATTCACGAGCAAAAATCTAAGGCCAAAGAATTAGCAGCAGTTGCAGGCATGTGTTTAGCTCAGCCATACTTAGATTATTCGAATGGTGACCAAGCTCAAGGCGAATTAAAAGTTAAGATCTGGGAATATAATTCATTTTTGGTTGATCCTTACTTTAGATCTCCTGATATGTCAGATGCTCAATTTGTCTGGTGTCAAGAATATATTTCTAAACATGAAGCTGAATCTAGATTTCCAGATAAAGTAAGTACAATCAGTCCAATGGCTGGGACACCTCAGCGTTATGGTAACTTCTATTTCCTTCCTGAAAACTATAACATGGCGCGCAATGACTTAATGGTCTTGTCTTATGTTTGGTATAAATGGAGAGGCAAGAAACAAAGATTATATAGTAAGTCACGCAATCAATTCTTTGACTTTGCTAAGGGTAAAGAAGACATTGATATGGTGCTTTATAACATTCCCGATATGGAGCTTGTAACAGTTGAAGTTCCTCAATGGAAATTAGCTGTCGTTTTGAATGACCAACTTATGTATCAAGGAGAAAATCCTCTTGGAGATATAGCTTGTCCATTTGTTCCTTATTTCTGGAATTATGAACCTCACAATAATCATTACGATTTAAGAGTTAGATCTCTTGTTCGTACAATGAGAGACCCACAGTTTCTTTTCAATCATAAAGTCTTAGTCAATAATGATATTTCTGCTGCGACTATTAATTCAGGTTGGAAAAGAAAGATTGGAGCTGTTGCAAATGAAGACAATCTTAAGAAAGGTTCTCCTGGTTATGACGTGATAGTCAATGAAGGCTATCAAATGTCAGATGTTGAAAAGATTATTCCAAATGCAGTTCCACAATCAGACCTTGAACTTGCTGAGCAAATGTCCAATCTTATCTTTAAAACTTCAGGTATTGACTTAGAGAATTGGTCAGGACAGCAAGATAAACAAATTTCTTCTTTAACTGCCATGATTAAGCAAGCAGCTAATCTAATGGTATTCCAGAAGTACTTTGATCAATGGGATTATTCAGATAAGCTGCTTGGCGATAAGTTACTTCTCATCGGTCTTAACAATTGGAATGCTGCAAAAGTTTCTCTTTATATTGGTGAAGAGCCAACTCCTCATTTCTATTCAAAGATCTTTGCAAAATATCAAGTGATTGTTGAAGAATCCGATTTAACTCCAACTCAACAGAACTTACAAGCCTCTCAAATGCTTGAGATAAATCAAATATTCCAACGCGAAGTTTTCCCTCCTTCCATGATTATTCCAAAATTGAATATCACTGGCAAAGGGGAAATTATTCCGTACCTACAGAAACAAGAAGAACAACAAGCTGCCGTTCAAGCAGAACAGCAAAATATCCAGCATACTGTTGAAGAAATGAAGCTAAAAGAATTGATGTCTAAAATTCATAATCAATTGTCTCAAGCTCGTGAAAGAGATTCTCGTAGTGAATCTAACATTGGATTATTTGAAGAAAGAATGTCTATGATTAGCAAGAACCATGCGCTTGCATCTAAAGAAAAAATGGCAGCTCTTGCTCAATTACTAGAAACCATTCAAAAGTTTGGTGAAGTTGAAACATTCCTCAAGTCTAATGCTTTGGATGCTATTAAAAGTGATGAAGAAGAAATTGAGAAAGAATCAAGACAAGATGTTGAAAGACAAGAAGCTTCAAAACGATTTATCGAACAGATTATGAGTAGCCAACCTTCGCAAGGTCAAAACCAGATGCAAGGTCAAGAGCCTCAACAACAAATGTAAAGTGTTTATAGCTAAATATGGCTGTAATTTGGTATAAATGAATTAACAAGGGCCTATAGGCTCAAAAGGGGAAGTTATGGCAGGCGGTCGTAAAATTGATGACCACAGCTTTTGGGCTGGGTCTAAAGGTAAAGATAGTGTGTTTCCTGATGGACCACACAAAACAAAAGATGAAAGTTCAGCTGAAGGCGTTGGCCATGTAGCTTATTATGAAGATACCACTGAGGCTGTTAAAAAAGTCCAGATGGATGCTTCTAAGAAAGTTAAAGGTCACCCTATGAAGACAAGTCACTTTCACTAAAATTTGGAATGGGTTTCTATAGCCCATTCCTTTTATTTGAGGCATTATGAAAAGTACAAAGACAGTACAAAGTTATAAAAACGTTGCTGCTGAAAAAAATCGTTCTACTTTAAAGAATACTAAGCATGGTTTTGAACAACCAGATCGTATTAAAGAGCAGAACAAAGAATGTCAGCCAGAAGATGGTGTAAAATCTGTTTGGGATTTTAGATGCCCTCAATATGATCAACGCTCATCCAACTTTGTAAATGCAGGAACTCATTATGGAGTTGGCATTAATCAACCTGTTGGACATGAAGGCAATCCTAAACCTGTTGTTCCAGCTCTTCCAAGAACCAGAATGAATACTCAGCAAGTTGATGATAAAGGTTAAAAAAACAAAATATAAACAAGCCCATACCGACAATGTTAAAATGGGAATGGGCGATTATTATGGTACAGGTGTTCGCAATCCTTTAGGTAAAATCCGAGATGTGACAGGATTTAATGAAGTGAGCGATAAGAAAATAGGAAAACCTCCTAAGACCCTGGCATAATAAGACCTTTTGTCATCTTGTCGAAAGTCGCACTTCTACTCATCTCTGAATAAATATCATCTATTTGAAAGTCCTGAAGATCATCAGCTTCTTTTGCTTCTAACTTATCTCTATGATTAAGAAAATTGTCTATACTTTCGATCACAGTTTTATTTTCAGTTAGCTTATCCTTTTGAAATTGTTCCCATAATTCTCTTGCAGGAAGCATCCATAAAACCTTTATTATTTCAGTCCCAGGATACGCCTTAAATAACATGGAATTAGTTTGAGCTTTAGGTTTAGTAAGTCTTGGTTGCCAGATTAATCTTTTAGTGACTCCATCATCATCTGTTCTTGCATGAGCAAAAATATAAAAGGGATGATTACCAAAAGGTCGCTTATTAATCAAATCTTGGCAGCATTCACTTATATCAAAACCTTGCTTTGTGAAGTGCTGTAAACGGTCATGAGCATCTAAAATATTTACTTTCATATGAGAAGTCCTCCAAATTATCAATCATAAACATACATAATGACAAATGTGTTATATTCGAATCAACAAGGGGGTCATTATGATGCCTGATAAGATCCATAGCACTATAGAAATCGATGTCGATAATAGCTGCAATAACTGCTGCTGTATTCCAAGAAGAACAAGAAACCGTGGACATATTAAAATAAAAAGACAGCCTACTGCTGCTCATTTACAAGCGATTCAAGAGAAAGAATTGGCAGAAGGTACTGATTTAAAAAATCATAAGATAACAGCAACTCCAGTTTCCGATGTTACTCTTGTCGAAGAACAATCTAATAAAGTTTTTAAAGAGTTGAATCAGGATAAATAAAATTATTTTGAGGATATCTTTTGTCGGGTGGGGGTGGTGGTTCTATGAATGGGCCATGTACGACACATTGACTAAAGTCAGGCTTAGGAAGCTCTGAAGGGACCATATCTATAGCTTTGATTTAAACTTGTAGAATATCACCTTTATTTTACCATCTGTTTGAAATTCTTGCCTTACAAATTTCCAACCTTGCCTATATTGCTCAAGAGCAAGAGCCTCTTTTTCACTAAGGGTTATGGTAACCCATTTAGTAGTGAAACGATTAGGTTCCATTAGAATCTATATCAGAATCATCCATCACAAAGAAAAGATCAAGAACAGGTCTTGCAAATTCTGTTTCTAAATCTGATTTGGCTTCAGCAATTAAAGCAGCCCTAAAACGAGTAAAAACAAGCATGACTTTACCGTTTTCTAGATCTTCTTGCCTGAGTAATTTCCAACCTAGATGCGATTCAGAGACAACCCAATCAATAATTGCATCTCTTGAACAGCTTAACGTTTTTAAATGTGTAAAAGATACTGGATTCATTTTTCTCCTTTATGACGTAACTTATGAGAAACCCTAAAGATAGATACATGATTCCAATTCATATTATCCCGATTATAGATTTGTTTTTCATTCAATTCTTCAGCTATTTTTCTATAAGAGGTGCAATCCTTCCTTAGTTCCATGATATGTTTTAAGATTTGTTGTTCTTTTTTATCCTTATCTAAATGAATTTTATCTTCACGTAATTTAAAACCATAAGGGATATAACCGACTCTTTGGCCTCTTCCTTTTTTGACTTGTAGAGCTGATTTAATCCTAAGACCAATTATAAGACGTTCATATTCCGCAAAAGCATCTATCATTCTTTTCATCAGAATGGAAGAGGGATCATTATCATCTTTAACATCTCCACTAGCGCTGATTAAACGAGCTTGCTTTCTTTCAACAGCCCTTTCAATCATGGCATTTACGATAATATCCCGACCGATTCTGTCTCTATTAGCAATTAAAAGAACATCGCCTTTCTCTAATGCATTAATAGCAGAAATTAAGGCAGGGCGTTTTTCCATGCAAAGCGCCCCGCTAAAACCCTGATCAGAAAATTCTAAAACATGAGCATTAGGGTCATTAATAAATTTATGACACTTTTGTCTTTGGGCTTCGATTCCCAAACCTGATTCTTTTTGCTGATCAGTACTAACCCGAAGATATATTGCATATTTCATTAGTCACCGAAAATATAGGGTTTTCCAGACAAGTTGATCATATATTTATTAAAAAATTCCAAAATACAAAATTGATTGAATGGGGTAGACACAGAATGATAAAGGTCATCAAATTCTAAAAGTTCATCGATAACTAATAGATAGTAATTTACATCATTTTTACAGCATTTCATTTCATATACAGATACTTTTATATCGGAATAATCACCCGCTCTTTCACCTTCTGGCCATACTTCTAATTTAGTATAAAAAGACGAAGTTCCAGAGGCTCGATTATCTTTCCATAAGTGTCTAGCCCCCTTTTCAAAAGCTAATCCTCGTTTTCTTCCATTTCTACTTCAATACGCTCAGTAATTAAAAATCATTTCTTGCAGAAATATTTTAAAAACCACTCATATGTATTTCATCATCAATAACTAGGAGTTTATCCTAGATTAGTTTCAATGTCGTACAAAACGCTATGTATTTCCATGAGTCCTTACAAAACAACAGGAGGAAACACAGATGTCTGATGATAAACCTAAAGACTTTATGGACCCAACTCAACCATCGATATTGATTGGTTTCATAAACCGGGATTCCCACCCTTCCATTATCTTCTATTTTCACTTCTCTAAACATCATTTCTCCGAATTTTCTTTGATAGCGTCTCTTATTTCCTACATTTTAATACACATCATTATAGTGTGAAAATCTTGAGCCACTACCTTGGCTAGTTCAATTGCGTCTCTGACAGTCCAGTCTTCATAGTCATTTTTTAAGATTTGATCTATAAAATCTTTTTGATCATCTAAATCGTTCAATTCCATGTAACTTCAAAAAAATCTGCGAAATATGTTCCTTATTGGGCCTGATTTATGTAACGCGATGTCACGAAAAGATCTATAAATCATCTCCACTTGGTCATTTTCTTAGGGAAAAGCTGTTTTATTTTTTCTAAATTTATGTAACGCGATGTAACAGTAGATCTTCTAAGTCTATTTTCATATTTTTCCTTTAATGTTGTTACGCTACTACCTCGTAGCGTAACATAAAAGAGATTAAAAAGTGCAAGATTTGACATTATAAGCTTGAAAAAATCGTAATTAAGAAGGTTTATTGAAAAGGGCTATCTCTATCTGAATCGGTCACATTTAGATCATTTGACTCATTTGACTCATTTGACTCATTTGACTCATTTGTAATCTTTGCTGCATAAATATGTTTTTGTATTTTCTCGTCAGTTTTATTAGCCATATCTAAAATGATTTTATCTAATTCTTTAAGTCGTTGTTCACCACGATGAAAAGCAGATATTTCAGGCATTTCTCTATTTATTGGATTCATCTTTAACCTCCGGTTTAACTTTTGGTTCACTATTAACTACAACAAGACTTCCGTAAAAAGTATCAATGAAAGAAAAATAGTCTTCAAATATATATAGACCAGGATTATTAGGATCCGGGATCATTTAATCAATCTTCCAACTCAGGGATATATAAATCCTCTCTAATAGCTTCTAAAGTCTGTTCCTCAATGTCTGTAACATTCTCACCATATTTAAGACGGGATCTTATTTTATCTCTCGCGTCATAAATCGAACAATATATCTTATTAGAAAATAGAATCATCTTTAAAAGGGTGCTATCCTCAAATGTGTCTCCTTCAAATTCTATCTTAAACTTCATTTAAACCTCTTCTCAGCAATGATCACAACTTTGCCTCTAGTCACATACTCGATAGTTAATTTGTAACCATTTCGTTTATAATTGGCAATCAACCTTTTCACTTCCCAAGATTTACAATATATCGTTTCTATAGAATTCATTCCACAATACCTCTTGCGTTAATGGGGTGCGGACGCAGCGACTCACCCGGACAGACCACCTGTCTTAACCCCAAAACAAATAATAAAATATTGATAGATTTACTTGCTCTAATATAAATCTTTTAGTTTAATGGGTTTACATCCAAATCGCAGCTCAGCGTTAAGGGTAAAGGATATAAAAAATGACAGAACCCGTTGATAATCAACCATCAGAAAATATTTCAAATTCCAAAGCAAGTGATAAAGAATTAAATTTTAGAGCTCTGCAAGACAAATATGAAAAACAACTTTCTCAAGAAAGACAAGCTAGAATAGAACTTGAGAATAGACTAAAGCAAGTTCCCGATTCAGACGACGATGATAGTGAACCATATGTCGATCATAAAAGACTTAATAAAAAGCTCGCAAAATTCGGTGAGCAAACCAAACAAGAAACAAAATCTGAAATTCAAAATGCAGTTCATTCAGCATTGCAAGAAGAAAGAAAACAAAATTGGCTTAAGAATAACTCAGATTTTTATGATGTGTTACAGCATGCAGATAAGTTTGCTCAAAAGGCTCCAGAATTGGCTGAATCGATATTGGAGATGCCAGAAGGTTTCGAAAGACAAAAGCTTGTCTATAAGAATATCAAGGCTCTCGGTATGGATAAACCGGAAATCAAGGCACCAAGTATTCAAGACAAGATTGATGCTAATAGACGCAGTCCTTACTATCAGCCGTCTGGCGTTGGAACGGCTCCTTATTCTTCACAAGGCGATTTTAGTGCGACGGGTCAGAAGCAAGCATACGATAAACTTCAAGAACTAAAGAAAAACCTAAGGATATAAAATGCCATTAGAAAAAGGCTCTTCAAAAAAAGTTGTCAGTAAGAATATTAAAACTGAAATGAATGAGGGAAAACCTCAAAAACAAGCCGTAGCTATAGCATTGAGCAAAGCCGGCAAAAGCAAAAAAAAAACAAAGTAAAGGATAGTATATGGCAAAGGCTAAAGAAAAAGTTATTGAAAAGATGGCTAACAGTCAAAAAATTGCTCATGTTGAAAAAAAAGACATGAAAAAAGAGATGCCTAAAAAAGATATGAAAAAGAAAAAGTAATTCACAATAGTTCTCTATTGGATGGCCAAGGAATTAACCCTTGGCTTTTTTGTTATTATATTCATGCTTAAATTTTGGAGATCAAAATGAAATTATTAGTTTTAACTGCCTTATTTATGTTGTCTTGTTCAAATGTATTTTCAGGTCAATATGTAGGTTTGAATGCAGGTATTGATTCTTTGCATTTGACATCTGGAAAAACACAAGGTTTAAAAACAGGTTATAAAGCGGGATTGAATTATGGTTATGTATTTGGAAATGGAGTTAGAAGCGAGGTTGAATGCACATATGATAAAAATAATTACAAGACTAAATATGTTGTAGAAAACGATAATGTAGTTTCAAAAGAATATAATAACATTCATTCATGGGCATACATGGTCAATGTTTTATATGATCTAAAACAATTAGCAGTAAAAGAAGTTACTCCTTATTTTGGTATTGGAGTTGGATATTGTCAAAATACCCAACATAATAAAATCAAATATGATTCGACTACAAATGAAGATAAATTGAAAGATAATCGGTTCGCTTATCAAGCCATTTTAGGTCTTAAATATGCGATCAATACTGACTATTCAACAGCTCTAGAATATCATTATTTCTGTGGTCAATCACATGCTAAATCTCATAGACTGGGTCTCTCAATAATTAGAAGTTTCTAATTTATTCCAAGGGAGAAATCCCTTGGTTTTCTTAATGTAAATCCGGCTTTACATTTAACTTCCAAAAAATTCAAAACTTTCATAACATGAAGATTCGCAGACACTTGCGTTAATGTGTCATTCGCGTAAGAGGAATTCGCATCCCTCATCAGATATGATCGAGAACTGACGTAACTAGGCTCGTCTACCGATCCTCATATCGTATCAATATCAACAAACAAAAGGTTGATAGATGATCACGAATACTGGGAATCTAGGCCCTATGATTTTGCAGTCGCTCGCGCCTGCAATGTTATATGTTCCTACCCCTACAATGAACTATATTACTATCTGCGATAAAGTATCTATGCCAACTCATGGCGGAACTACATGCAGATTTATGCGCCCACGCGCACTACAACCACCAACCATTCAGTTGGGGAACTCAGGAATAGATCCACCAGCTCAAGTGCCACAAAGAGACATCATAGATGCTCAAATGGCATTTTTTGGTACTGGATGTATCATTAACGAACAAGTTATTTTGCAAGACCAAGAAGGCGTTTTAGCTTGGGTATCTGAAAGACTAGCTGTTGCTATGAGACAAGCGGAAGATTTAATCCTTAGAGATTATGTCGTTTCTGCTGCTTCTCAAATCAATGCTGGTGGTGGATCCAATGGGGACAACCCAACTAACTTAGGAGTCTCTGACTTCTCATTAGTTGCTACAACACTCGATACAAACAATGCATATAAATTTATGTCAGGGATTGAAGGCATGGATCGGTTTGGTACAGGACCTGTTCGTTCAGCATATTTTATGTTGAGCTCAACAGAACTTCAAACCGATATGGATGCGCTAGTTGGACAAGGCTTCCTATCACAATGGAACTACCCTACCAATGCATCAGCGTTGCCTTCAGAGTATGGATCTGTTTTCAACATTCGTGTTTTAACAAGTTCAGAAGCTCCTGTTGCTCGTGGCGCATCTGCTAACGGAAACGATTTGTATTACAATACTGTCGTTGGTAAGCAAGCTGTAACACACATTAATCAAGATGGTTTTTCAATGAATTTGATTTACCGTGACCCATACTATAGTGGTATGTTGGCCCAAAATGCTACTCTTGCGGTGAAGTTTGCTCAAGCGCAAGCTATTACTCAGGATACAGCTATCCGAAACCTTCTAAGCACACGCTTATCAAATTTGGGGGTTTAAGATGACTGAATACTCAAGAATGGCTAAGGGTAGATTCGTATCTACTGGACAAGCAAAAATGATTAATCTGCCATTCGTGCCAGATTATGTTGAATTAATCAACTATACAGCTTCTGCTTCTGGAGCAGACAATGGAGTTCCTAATGCACATTGGGATTCCTGTATGGGAGAAGGCGTTGCGGTTATAGATAGATTCCAAGCGGCTAATCAGCTTACTACTGATACCGTAGATACTTTAGGTATCAGCACTTTCCGTGCTGGTTTAGCTCTTCAGTATGGTGCAACTCAGTTAGTTTCTACCATTACTAAAGCAGATCCAGCCGTTGTGACAGCTTCTGCTGCGCACGGATTGAAAAGTGGTGATGTTGTAATATTCCAAAACATTTACGAAACAACTACGACTGGTATGCAGCAAATTTCCGGCATTCCTTTCACTGTTACTGTAACTGGTGCTACAACATTCACAATTCCATGGAATACAAACCAATCGAACTACACTGCTTATACTTTTGTGGCACAATCTACAAGAGCTTCATTTAAGCAAGTGTTGTATCCTTACTTGTATTTCCCAGGAACATCTTTTATCAGTGCAGTTGAAATTAATACCCCAACTGGTTATACCACAGTTCACACAAGTAATGCTCATAACTTTGTTGTTGGTCAAGAAGTTGCTTTTAGAATTCCTACAATCTGGGGAACCTATCAGCTAAATTCTCTTCCAAACATATTAATTCCTGGGTCTCCGATCTATGGATACGTGGTATCTGTGACTGATTATAACACTGTTGTTGTTAGCATCAATTCTCTTGGTTACACAGCATTTAACTCTAATCAAGTATTTGCAAGCTTCCCTGGAGAGTTCTACCCACAGATCGTAGCAGTGGGCGATGTAAATACCGGTGGAGTACAAATATCGGCTGGATCACAATTGTATCCTCCTCCTTATTCTGTACAAATCGGTACAACTAGAATTAACACTATCAATGGACCTGCAATCCAAGGGGCTTATGTAAATAACACCTCTCAAGGATTCATCATTGGTGCGGGTGTTGCTCAAGGCGATGCATCAGCAATACTAATTGGAACTGCTGAAGACGTAATTTATTGGAGAGCTTTCCTCCATGACATTTCGTTGTGTTCATCATAATTAATATGGAGAGGGGAAACCCTCTCCTTTATGAGGTTATAAATGGTTTTCCCAAGCGCAATTACAGGTCCTATTGCACCTTATTCAAATGTGCCTATAAATCCACAATATTACGTGCCAAGACAATATTTTATTTCTACTATTGTTAATGGAGCCACAACATTGGTGACGACAACTACAGCTCATAATTATGTAGTTGGGCAGCAAGTAAAATTATTAATTCCTATGTTTAACAAAATAATTGAATTAAACAATAAAACTGGTTTTGTGATCTCTATTCCAGCTGCAAATCAGGTAGTTATTGATATAAATTCAAACTTATATAATATATTTCAAACTTCTACATATCCAACTCAACCACAGATTCTTGCGATTGGAGATATCAATAGTGGAAATATAAATATATCTGGTAATGTGAATACGGGAACGTTTATTCCCGGAAGTTTCATTGACATATCACCACTGTAGGTAAACCATGACAGAAGAAAAGAAAGCAAAGCCTAAAATTGCACAAACGGAAATGGATAAACTTGATGATCAATTTCAAGCATTTGATAAGAATGTTCAGGAATTAACTCGCGATAGAATGAATACAGCTCCTGTAGAAGAAAGAGAGCCTCAGACTAAAATTGCACAAGTAGATTTAGAAAAATCTAAAGATATTTATTTGAAACCTAAAAGATCGATTGGTTGCAAAGAAAAATTTAATGAAAAGTTCCGCGATGACTACAACTTTAAAAAAGAATATGTCCATTTTACTGCAGAAAACCATGAGATTATTGGGGAATCTATTGATCTTTGGACAAGACCATTTCCTGGAGTTCCAGCAGAAAACTGGGTAGTTCCCGTTAATACAGCTGTTTGGGGCCCAAGATATCTTGCCGAGCAAATTAAAGGTTGTACTTATCACCGTCTTCATATGCAACAGCATACCGGAACTGGATCAGATGGAATGGGTCAGTACTACGGTGCGATGGCTGTCGATAAAACAATACAAAGATTAGATGCATTACCGGTAAGCAAAAAAAAATCAATATTTATGGGAGCTAATAGCTTCTAGGATGGTGAATCATTAATCTTTTACAAGACGTAATTACTTATATAAGAAGGATCATAAAAAGTCCTTCTAATAGTTCTATAAGCGATAGTTTATTGATCGACTATATCAATAGATTCTGGTTAATGGATGTAGATGCAAGAATTCAAGTTTTTGATCTTAAGTCAAAATATGCATTCCTAACCTCTCCAGGCGTTGATCAATATAATATGCCTTTATATAGCGCACAAGTCGAACCAGGTAATCAATCAATAGCTATGTTTCCTGTTTATCAGGGATTTTTAGATCCATGCTATATAAATGGTGTTCAAGTTCCTCTTCAAACACAAAAGAATTTATTTTTTAATTCCTATCCAAACGTTGTTCAAAATTTACAAAATGTAGAAACAGGAAATGGTGGAAGTACTTATAATTTTAATGTACCTATAATGCCAAGTACTGTTCCAACTCCTATAAATCCCCCAATCAATTGCCTTTTAAGAGGCCATGTTGATCTTACTGGGGTTATCTCTACTGGTAATAATGTAGATCCTCCATTAATAAGTGGTGCAAGAATATTAAATATTGCAAGTGATCCATTTATCTCAGACATGCCTGTTACAAGTGTATTTCCAGCAGTTTATATTACAGCAATAGCAGCAGATGGAAATAATGTGGTTGTGACAGATAGTGGACAATTCTTAGAATCTAATGTAAATTATGGTCTTTTATTATCTCCAGGGCATGCACCATTTGGCAATGTCGCCTTAAGTGGAGCAGCTCCTGTATATAGCACAACATCGAATACTATAAATTATTTGACTGGTGAAATAAATGTAACCTTTCCAGTCGCTATTCCAATTGGAGCTAATATTAGTGTCCAATGTTATTATTTTCAGACAGGATTACCAAGATCAATCCTTTATTACAATAATACTCTTACTCTTAGAAGTCCTCCTGATAGACAATATCTTGTTGAATTGGATGCTTATTTAACTCCTGCAGCATTTTTCCAAACATCACAAGCGATCCCTTTTGGTTACATGGCTGAATATATTGCAAGAGGATCAGCAAGAAAAATACTTTCCGATACTGGTGATTGGGAGCAATTCAATGCTTACGAGCCATTATTTAAAGAACAAGAAAGCCTTGTTCATATAAGAAGTCAGCGTCAATGGACAAACAATAGAACACAAACAATATATAGCCAAGGCTCTATTGGTGGTTTTGGCACTAACTTTGGTGGGGGAACGCTATGAATTTAACTTATACAACGGGAATTCCTGATACCCCAAATAATCCTTCGAATGATCAGCCTCCAATGAAAGTGAATACGAATTCAATAAATTCTATTATACAAATTGATCATTCTGGTTTTAATGATAATGACGGCGGATATCATACAATTATTCATCAAAAATCAGCTACTAGAAGTAGAAGTGGACAAGGGAATACATTCACAAACTTTCCTGCTGCAATAGCCTTAGTAGATCAAATATTTACAGCTGCTTACACGCCAGATACAACAGGTGGTGTTGCCGATACTCAAATATTTAGTCGTACAGGAAATGGAGATATTTCACAATTATCAGGATTTGTAGCATCTACCGATGGTCATCAATGGCTAGGAGGAATACTAATTCAATGGGGAAGAGCTGGATCAGGAACTGTAACTAGCGGAAGCTTTGCTTCAGGTGCAGCATTAGGAACTATTACATTTAAAGATAGATCACCAGGATTAATCCCGTTTCCAAACGCATGTTTTAATGTGTTAACTGTTCCTAGGTATGCCACTACTCCCCCTAATGCGGCAGGAACTATTTCTGTAGATTTCAATACATTATCTAGAACTGGATTTGATTATAGATTTATTTCTGTAAGTGGAAGTTATACTGGTTTTTTCTGGGTAGCAATAGGTAATTAATGGGACAAAAAATCGTTGTAGGTTCATTAAATAAAGGTCTAAAAAATGACGTTACTCCTTTCAATGTCGATAACGATTCATTTCCGACTTTAATAAACGCCTATCAATGGAGAGGTCGTGTAAAAAGAAAACGTGGCACCTCTCTTTTGGGAAGACTTCAACGTTTTATTGGAACAACTGATGGAGCAGGAAATTTAGTTGTTACGATTCTACCAATTCCAATTGCAACAGGAATTGTGTCATTTACAATCGGTGCTGATGTATTTGTAGATCCAGGTGGAGCAAGTCCTGTAGCCCTATTAACAAATAGCGCAGGTACTGGTACTTTAAATAGAACGACTGGTGTTCTCACAATTACAGGGTCAATTGCGCTTACATCTGTGATTTATTTTCCAAGATTGCCTGTTATGGGTCTCGAAGAATTAGCCTTAACATCCACTCAATTTCCAGGCACATTAGCTTTTGATACAGATTATTCTTATAATATTTTAACGACGTTTCCTTATTCAATTTATGATGTAAGTTTTTATAAAAATTTAGCAACCGGAACGTATCCTGGATATATGCAAAAAACAACTTGGACTCCAACGACTTGGAACGGTGAAGATTATCAACAATTCTGGACTGTAAATTATCAAGGCGCATTGTGGGCTACAAATGGGATAAGTGTTCCTTTTATTGCGGCTACAAATATTGGGATGCAATATAAGTTTATAACAGGTGTTACAATTGGTGCAGCAGGTCCTCCTGCTTTAGCCAATTTAACAATTGTCGATCATGGTTTAGTTGTAGGTGATTTTTTATTTATCAATGAAGTTGGAGGAATAACTGGGATTAATTTTCAAACCGGTTATGTTACAGTCGAAATAGATGCACATAATGTAACTGTAGAATTTCCTAATGCAACTCTTGGTGGAGCTTATACAACTGGAGGAATTGCTCAATATCTAACAAATCGTTCTGATACTTCTGTAGATTCATTAAGATGGTATGATGGTGATCCAACAAATGGCAATCCTACTATACCAACTATGGTAACAGGAAAAGGTTGGGTTAATTTCGCTCCTCCATTGTCCAAATTAGCTTATTCTATCGCCGATACTCCTGAAGCTATCTACTATTTAGTAGGCGCTAGAATGATTATTCCTTTTAAAGACAGATTATTGTTTCTTGGACCTGTGATCCAAACATCGGCTGCTGGGAGTCAAATATATCTTCAAGATACAATCATTTATAGTAATAACGGAACTCCTTTTTATACAGCTTCGTTTACTGGTGACCCAAGTCTTGCTACAACAACATTTACTCCTATTCTTGTTCCAGTAAACCAAACCGCAATTCCTACATCTTATTGGGAAGATCAAACTGGATTTGGAGGATTCATATCAGCTGGTATTTCACAACCTATTTTAACAGGTTCTTCAAACGAAGATATTTTGATAGTAGGATTCAGTGAAACTCAAACCAAATTGGTTTATAGCGGTAATGATATCGTTCCTTTTAACTTTTATCTTATAAACTCTGAATTGGGTTCAGGTAGTACATTTTCATCCATTAATATGGATAGAGGTGTACTTACAAGAGGTCAAAGAGGTTATCTTATAACTTCTCAAGTAGGAACACAAAGAATTGATTTAGATATCCCAGATGAAGTATTCCAAATTTCTTTAACTCAAAATGGAAACGAAAGGGTTACCGCTCAAAGAGATTATATAAATGAATGGTGTTATTTCACATATCCTGAGACTGATAATCAAGACAAATATAAATTTCCAAATCAAACTCTACAATATAATTATCGAGACGACTCATGGGCTATATTCAACGAATGTTATACGACATATGGTTCTTTTAGAAAAGCATCAGGTTTCACTTGGGGTTCTGTAGGTTCAGTTTATCCCACTTGGGGATCTTGGACAGTACCTTGGAATGCAGGTTCTTCTAATCTTGAACAACCAGAAGTTATTGGTGGAAATCAACAAGGTTTTGTAATTGTACGCGATGATGGATTGGATGAATCTAATTCTCTTTACATTCAAAACTTTTCTACAAGTGTTGTGACTTCTCCGGACCATACTTTGAATGAGGGTGACTACATAGTTATTAGTGGAGTTCTTGGAACAATTGGAACTCAAGTTAATGGTAAAATATTCTCTGTTGCATCTCCAACTACAAATACATTTACTTTGAATCCAGCTATAACGGCTGGTACTTATCTAGGTGGCGGACTTATTAAAAGGATGTATGTCCCTTTTGTACAGACAAAACAATTCCCAGTTGCATGGCAAATGGCAAAGAAAACAAGAATTGGAGTTCAACAATATCTTTTAACAACAACGGCAAATTCTCAAATACAATTACTTATTTTCTTAAGTCAAGATGATTCAACGCCTTTCAATATTGGTTCTATCGTTCCTGAAATAAACACTGTGAACGATTCTCTTGTTTATAGCACCGTACTTTATACTTGCCCAGAAAGTACTAATTTAGGTTTGACACCTGCAAATACTAATTTGAATCTTCCAACAGCTAGAACTCAAAACCAAACCTGGCATAGAATCAGCACTTCTTTAATTGGGGATACTATCCAATTAGGATTTACAATGTCAGATACTCAAATGAGATCTTTGATTGCAACTGGTGCTCTTATAGCCATTACTGCTGTAACAAGAGCAAATCCAAGTGTGCTGTCAACTACAGCTGCCTATCCTGTAGGAACAGTTATAGAGGTTAATAGTGTTGTAGGAATGACCCAGCTTAACGGGAATAGATATATAATTCTTGAATCTACATCTACAACTATCACTATCGATGTGGATTCTATAAACTTCACTGCATATACATCAGGTGGTACTGTCAATTCAGTTGCTCCAAGAAATCAATTCTCAGAAATCGAATTGCATGGATTTATTTTAGATGTTTCTCCATCACAGGACTTAGCATGAGCGCAAACGTAGTAAATCAAGTTGCTTTCTTAAGGACATCTAGAAACTTTCCTGAAAATATTCCAGAGTTGGTTGTGCAATTATCCAAAAGTTATATTGATACTTCAAATGCTGTAAACGCTAGAACGATTGGAATATTCCCTACTAATCGTCCAGCTATTACTGGTGAATCTTGGTATTTTAATAAAAACCAAAAGCAGCAATCGCTTAGACAGATGTATACGTTTACGACCTTAACAGCGATTACTCATGGAATTATATTTGGTGCAACATTTGATGAAATTGATCGATTTACAAGAACATTTGGTGAATATACAGATGGTACGAATTGGTATGGATTAATTCCTGGAAGTAATGTTGCAATAGCTGGACAAGTTTCATTTTATGTAACGCCCACTCAAATTATATTTTTATCTGGTGTTGGGGCTCCAGCTGTAACTAATGGAAATGTAGTTTTGGAATGGCTTTCAGATACATAAAGTGATAATATAAGTAAAAAGAGGTGATATATGATAGGGGATACAATTCCTGAAGGTTATTCAACTGCATCTTTGCAGAATTTTACACCAAAACAGATGAAACTGTTTAAAAGAAATTTTAAAAATGTAGGGAAAAATAGTTACCTATCAAAATTAGCTGGTGGTGATCAATCATTTTATGATGAGATAGAAGCACCGGCACTCAGACAATTTTCAGGAATTCAAGGAAATATTGCTTCAAGATTTAGCGGTGGTGGTGGTGGTCAGGGCGCTATGAGTTCAAGAAGGAGTAGCGGATTCCAAAATGAAATGTCAGGTGCAGCTTCCGATTTTGCTCAAGACTTACAATCAAGACGTCAATCACTTCAAAGACAAGCACTTTTAGATTTGCAAGACATTAGTCAACAATTAATGGGTCAAAGACCAAGAGATAGATCGCTTGTTCAAAGACCTCAAGAAGATGATTCTGGATCTGGATGGGGTGGTTTAATTGGAGCTGGATTAGGAGCTGGAGCAGGATTCTTTGCAGGTGGACCAGCTGGAGCTATGACTGGAGCTAAATTAGGACAAAGTATTGGTTCATCATTCTAGGAGATTTATGGCTATTCAAATATTACCAGCAGCGCCTCAGAAAAGATCATTCGCTCAGAAATTGAATGAAGGTGTAGGTCGAGGTCTTGAGATGGGATCTCAATTAATTCAACAACATCAGGCTAAACAAAAACAAGAACAGCAAATTAAACAAATGGATGAAACCATTTATAAATTGACTGGTCAAAATGTTTCTGGGTTGCCCGTTGATGCTAAGACTAAGTTTCTTCAAGAAGTGACAAAAGGTGAATATAGTTTAGAAGGAAGAAAGTTGGGTACTCAAGGAAAATCACCAGCTGGTGGTTTAACCGGTCAACCTGTTCCCCCTGAAGTTAGTCAAAAATTAAATGAGATTGTTCGAGGAGCTCCTAATTCTAGTGCTGACGAATTAAAAGGGATGATGGATGAGCAAGGAATTCCTCCTGCATATTCTAATGGCTATGTAGAAAATAGAAGAAGACAAGACGAACGAATTGCTGCATCAAAAGATAAAAGATCTGAAGCTGGACAAAAACGAGCTGAGAAAATCTTAGATGAAGGTGATATTCTTGGAAAGGAACTTCCTCTTCTTGAGTCTTCTGTTATGGCGATGGAAGATGCTATCCAAAATGGAGATCAAAGTTTTTGGTCCCTTGATAATTTAGCAGAATTAACAGGATCGGAACTATTTAGAACTGCAAAAGGTGGACAATTTAAAACAGCTGCAAAGACATACTTCCTAAATGACTTGAAGTCTTCAGGAGGTCGTCCAAATATGTTTATAGAAAAGATGCTAGCTGATGCATTACCTAAAATGGGAAGGTCGGAAGAAGCAAACCAAACCGTTCTTGAATCTTTTAAATTTTCTAATGACTTAAAGAAAAAAAGACATGAAACAATTAGAGATTTAGAAAAATATTACGAAGAATCAATGGGATTTTTACCTGGACGTTTTAATTCAATAGTTGAAGAGAACATGAAGCCTTATATTGAAGAACGTCAAAAAGATTATGAAAAAAGACTTAAAGAAATCGCCGTAATTGAAAAGAAAAAGTCTAAGAAAGGTAAAGAAAAGAAAAGTCAGTTATCAGGAACATTTATAGATGTTATGGGTCCTGATGGCCAGATGTATGAAATCGATCAAAGCGAAGTTGATCAATTACCTGAAGGGTATAAAATCCAATGACACCATCTACATTGAGATTAAAATCACCATCTCCAAAAGAATCACCAAAAGAACCGATATCTTTTCAACCTTTAGTTGAAAATCAACCACGACCACCCCCTTCATCTTTAAAACCAAAATCTCTTAGACCAAAGAATCAAAACTTTCCTTTAGAAGGGGAGAATGATTTAGACAGAGAAATCGAAAGAAATGTTGCTCAGCAAACTTCTAGAATTGGCGAAACTCTTCTAGGAGCTCCGGGTGATATATATTCTTTTGTAAAAGGAATATTTGGAGGAGATCCAGAAACAAATTTACCGACATCTAAAAGTTTAAGAGAAAAATCTGAAAAAGCATCTCTTGGTTATACAAAACCTCAAAACGAATTTGAAGAAAGAATAGGGGAAGTTCAACAAGATATTGCCTCATTTATGATTCCAGGATCCGGTAAATATAATCTTCTAAGAAATATCGGAATTCCTGTTGTTGCCAATCTTGCAAAAGAAGGAATCAAGTTTGCTGGAAGCGAAAAAATGGGCGATGCAGCAAAAATTGGGACCATGATTGCCTTAGATTTGATGCATTTGAAGGGGGGGGGAGCTAAAAAGTTCGCCGGAGACCTATTTAGTCAAAGCGAAAAGATGATAGTAGAAGGAACAACTCTTAAATCTCCAGGATTACAAAAGTCTCTTTCTTCATTAGAAAAATCTTTAGAAAGTGGAGGGTCAGCACCTTCTAAAGAAAAAGCTTTAAAGAAAATTAGTGAGATTCAATCCAAAATGAAGTCTGGAGAAATCGAAGTTAGAGAATTATTGGACTTTAGAAAAACCATTAATGAACTTAAACAAGAAATGGGTGGATTTGAGGTTCAGCTTCCAAAACATATTAAGAAAAAAGCCATTGCAAATTTAGAACTCGTAAGAAAACAAGTTGCAAAAGGTATTGATGAATATGGAGCTCTTCACGATCCAGAATTTAGAAAAATAAACAAAGCAGCCAATGAAGCTTATGCTGCTTATGAATCAAGCGATACGATTGCAAGATTTATTAAAAAACATGCAACTAAAAAAAGCCCTTTAGCAAAAACATTATTTGGATCAATAGGTTATGTAGGCATTAAAGCTCCCTTAATGGTGGCTAAAGGTACTGCAGGACTTCCAATAGCTTATGCAGCATATGAAGGATATAAAGTTCTTCATCAAGTAATTCAAAGTCCGACTTTAAGAAAGTTCTACGGAAATATCCTTAAAGGAGCAACTTCTGGAAATGCTTCCCAAGTTTCTAAAAATATGCAACTTTTAGAAAAAGGACTTGAAAAAGAAGAAGATTAAAAATGATTTCCATCATTGAAATAAGCATCTTCATTTTCAAGATTTCTCTTAGCAATTAATTGTTCATCTCCCATCCATATAAATAGATTAATGAACATTTGTTTAATTCCTTTTAAAATAGAAAAAAAGATTCCGAAAAAAACTATAAAATATAATGCTGACATACCCGTGATAAATATGTATTTACAAATTTCAAACATAAAATAAACTTATCCTTTGGGTAATGTAAATCCGCTTTACATTTAAAATTATTCAGCTTTTCTATTCTGTTTATCATCTTTAAGAATACAGCATTCTTTAGAATAAAACGCCCCTTCCATTCTGTTTAGGCTTGTTCTTGTTTCTTTTAGATCATTCCTAATATCTTTAATATCTGATCTCATATCTCTAATTTCAATATCCAATTCAGCGAATTTCGTATATAAATCAGCCTTGAAATTACGAATGATCGTATATAAAAAAGTGGAGACGGCGATTGAGGTTCCAATAATGGAAATAATTATTTGAGTTGTGGCGTCCATTTAATCTCCAATGTAAATCCGGATTTACATTCATTGTTTCATCATCTTTTTTAAGTGCTTAGCAGTTTTCAAGTTGTCTTCTTGAATCTTAATAAAGTTTTCTATCAGAGCAACGCTTTGCTTTGTGATAGATAGTTCCATGTCAATGCATAGAATTTTGTATCTTTTGTATAAGTCCAGTGGGACTCTGAATCTTAGTTCTTTTTCTTTCATAATCCCCATTATAGGACAAATTACAATTTTCCACACTATTTAGATTAGATTTGCATAAACTTTACCTTATCCTATGATACTTAAGAATTTACAAAAAATATTCTGGGATTAAATATGGGGAAGATCTACATTTGAACTTAACAAAAAAGGAGTTTTTATGTTTCCACCAGGCGCAATGTTATATTCACAAGGTTTTGGAGCAAGACCTGAAAATGTCGAAGTCCCCGTTCTTTCTACAAGAGCACCTACATCCGTTGATACTTCATATCCAGTAGGTAAAAGATGGATAGATACAGTTGGGAATATTGTTTATGATTTAACTAGTCTTTCAAGTGTTGGTGGTGTTTTATCATCTGTTTGGTCATCTGGCGGTAATGCTTTAGCCACGACAACTACTCCAGGTATTGTTGAATTATCAACTTTAGCAGAATTACAAGGTGGTACAGCTCCAGCCGGTGCAGTTCCTACATCTAACGATGTTGCGACAGTTATCGCAGCAGTTGTAGTCGGAGCAGTCCCAGCTGCTACAGAAACAGTTGCGGGTATTGCAGAGATAGCAACTCAAGCTGAAACAAATACCGGAACCGATGATGCAAGAATAGTATCACCTCTTAAACTTACTCAGCTTTTAATTAATGCTCCTCCAGCTATTGGTTCTACAAATCCTGCAGCTGGTTCATTTACAACTTTAGCCGCTTCTGGTTTAACTTCTCTTTCAGGAAGCGCAACTATTACAACTGGTGCAACTGCTCTTAATTTAGCTTCGGATGCTTCAACTGGTGCAGTAAATATCGGTACAGGAGCTGGAGCAAGAATAATTACTATTGGTAACGTAACTGGTGCAACTGCCGTTAACGTTAACACAGGTACAGGTTCTTTTACTTTGACCACTACTGGTGCCGGTGACGTTGTTTTAAATGCTGCTGATACAGTCCTTATCGATTCAGCCGGTGTTTTAGAATTAAACTCATCTGCTGGTGTAATTAGCATTGGTAACGATGCAGTTGCTCAAAACATTAACGTTGGTACTGGTGCTGCTGCTAGAACAATTACAATTGGTAATAGCACAGGCGCTACAAGCTTAGTTTTAAACGCAGGAACTGGTGCTTTAAACATCGGTACAAACGCCGTTGCCCATACAATTACAATTGGTAACCAAACTGGTGCAACAAGCGTCGTAATAGATTCTGGTACTGGAGCAATTAACGTTGGTACTGCGGTTGCTAAAACAATTACTATTGGTAACGTCACAGGTGCAACTGCTGTTAATATTAATACTGGATCTGGTGGATCAACCTATACTACTACAAATGCTGCCTTTACTTTGGCAACTGGTACTGGAACTATAGGAATTTCTGCAGATGCTGCGGCAACTACAGTAAATATAGGTACTGGAGCAGCAGTTGTTAAAACAATTTCTATTGGTGGTACTGGAGCGAACGTCATCGCTATAGGAAATACTCAAACAGGTGGTAGTGTTGCAATTGGTACTGCAATGACAACTGGTACAGTTTCTATTGGTGGTACTGGTCTTCAAACAGGTACGGTAACTATTGCTCCTGGAACTGGCGCTCAAACAGTCGCAATTGCAACTGGTGGTACTGGTATTAAAACAGTTAATATTGCAACCGGTGCAATTGATAACGTCGTCACAATTGGTACTATTACAGGTGCTGCTTCTCTTGCATTAAAAGTTGGTACTGGTAACTTTACTCTTGATGGCGATGCTTCTTCAACATACACAATTGGAGCTTCAACAACTACAGGTACTATTACAATTGGTGGTACTGCAGAAACAGGAACCATTACTCTTGGAAGTTCTTCAGGAACTAACATTGTAGCTATTGGAGCTGGTACTGGTGCAACAACTGTTAATATTGCAGGTGGTGCGACAAACGCTAAAGCTGTAAACATCGCAACTGGAGCCGTAGCAAACGTCATAACTATAGGTAGTGTATCCGGAGCGGCTGCAATTAGCATGTTAGTCGGTACAGGTAACTTTAGCTTAGATGGTGCAGCTACTTCAAACTACACTTTTGCTCCTTCAATAACAACCGGTACAATTAACTTTGGTGGTACTGGTGCTAACTCAGGAACAGCAACAATACTTGGTGGAACTGGCGCTCAAACAATCAACATTGCCAACAACACCGGTATTAAGACAATCAACATTGCTGGTGATTCTGCAACTTCAGCTAACATTATTAAGATCGGTACAGGAGCTGCTGCACAAACAGTAACCCTTGGTTCTACTAACACAACTAGTACAACTACCATCAACTCAGGAAGTGGTAACACTAACGTAACAGGTGGTCATCTTTCAATTGCAACAGTAGCAAAAACATTGATGGTTAATGGTGGAGCTGTAACTGACTTTATTGGTACAGGAGTTTTAACAGGTGGTACACAAACTATTGCAAATACTAACATCGCGACTGGTGATGTAATTATTCTTAGTCGTACTGCAGTGAATGCTTCCACTACTTTGGGTGAGTTTACTTATACCATAAGTAACGGTGCAAGTTTTACTGTCACATCTGTGATTCTTGGAACTCCTGGATCAACACAGTCCGGAGATGTCAGTTCATATGTCTACTTTATAGTACGACCAACATAATTCTAGAATATAATTGATGAAAGGGGATATAACTTGAATAAGTTATAACCCCTTTCAACTTATAGGTATACAATGGAAGAAAAGAAATTTCAACTCGATGCGAAAGTAGAAGGAAAAAATTATAATTTTACATGTAACGCTGATTCACCGATCGTTCATGTGAAAGAAGTTCTTGTTAAATTTTTGCATTATGCTTGCCAACTAGAAGATCAAGCTCTAGCACAACAATTAGAATCTAAAGAACCACAAAAAGAAGAAATACCCCAAGAGGTTTAAATGTCGTTTACTTCAAGAATAGCATGGGAAACACTTAGAACCATTGATTCAGCTACATTTACAGGATCTTATCAAGCAGTTGGAGTCCCTTTAGCGAATCCTTCCTATATTTTAAAAATGGTTAATAATTCTACTGTTATTGTGACCATTTCAATCGACGGTCTTAACGATGTAGATGTTTGTCCAGCTGGAAGTTTTTGGCTATATGATGAAGGTAAAGTAGGATTATCCTCTGGATTTCCATCCGTTCCTAAAGGAACACAAATTTATGTGAAAGGGTCTGCAGGTACAGGACTGGTTTATTTGGTAACTCAGTATATATTAACAAACTAAGGATATAAAATGAGCCAAGCGGGATCAATTTCAAGTTCTGGAGGAGGCGGAGGCGGAACCGTCATTCAAGTTAATACTCAATTAGGAAATGCAACTCCTCTAGCTGGAATCATCATTGTTAATGGTATTGATTCCATAGAAAATAATGACAATGGGATTATAACTAACGGTGGAGTTGTAGGGACTGGGACTCAAAATTTAGTCAATGTTAAATCTACAAATAGACAAACAGGATCCGTAACTACAACTGATGCAACACTGACTACAATCATTACTTTTGCACTAGATGTAACTCCTGGGACATATTATGTTTATGGAAGTGTTCAAGCTTTCAATTCTTCAACTCCTGCATCTGGATCTTATTCTTATTCAGGTGGATACCGAACAAGTGGTGCAGCAGCTACAGAACTTGGAATAGAGCTTCATGACGAATTTGAAGATCCAGCCTTTATTACAGCAGATATATTTTTATCTTCTAGTGGAAATAATGTACTAATTCAAGTTCAAGGTGTAGCTGGGTTATCTATAAATTGGAATGCAATCCTAGAATTTAGGCAGGTGACATAATGGCAGGTAATTCTAGCGTTAGAGGTGATCAAACAGTCACCCATACAGATAATATGAGCTTCGATGGAACAGATCGTGGCGGAGCAATGACAACCGATGGTCAACTTTGGATAGGTGCTACAGCATCAAATAGAGCTGATAACGGTGGACATGTTAGATTGGGATCATTAACAGCTGGCACCGGGATAACAGTAACAAACGGTGCAGGTACAATTACAATTGCAACGACAGCTTCTCTAACAGATCTTCATACAGCCACATATATTGTTAGTTCATCTGGAACTTTAGGAACTGGAGCTAATTATTCAAGTATTGCTTCTGCCATAGCCGCAGCTGTTGGAACTGGTATCAATGCAACGATCTTTATTATGCCAGGATCGAATGGAGTGTATACAGAAAATATTACTCTCCCTGCTGGTATTAATTTAGTTGCTTTTACAGGAGATGCAGACACCCCAAACGTGACAATAAACGGGACTGTCACAATGACAGCTGCAGGAACATCTTCTATTAGCGGCATTAGACTCCAAACAAATTCAGCATTTGCTATTGCAGTTACGGGTATAGCAGCATCAATATTAAATCTTTATAATTGTTATATCAACGCTTCGAATAATACAGCGATAAGCTATACATCTTCTTCAGTAAGTTCAGCTATTAATTTTTATAGATGTTCAGGAAATATAGGAACAACTGGTATAGCATTATATGCTTCTTCTGGTGCGGGTGGAGTTAACTTTTATTTTAGCAATTTTACAAATAGCGGAGCTAGTACAACAGCTAGTACAGCTTCTTCAGGAGCTGTAAATTATTTGTGGTCTACTTTCATGTCTCCTTTTACATTCACAGGAACTAGTGGATTGGGTTGTGCTTTAAGCAATTTCAATACAGAAAATCAGAATGTGACATCTCTTACTTTTGGAGGATCTGCTGGTTCAGCTGCAAGTGATTCAAAATTTTCTTCAGGAACAGCCTCTGCTATTTCCATCGGGGGTACAC